TGCTTTACAAGGTCCTCAGGGCGTACAAGGACCAGCTGGCGCAGACGGAAGCATTGGTGTTGACGGCGCAGACGGTGTTCCTGGGCCGCAGGGTGCTACAGGTGCTACTGGATCACAAGGACCAACAGGTTCTACTGGACCGCAAGGACCAACAGGTGCTGCGGGTTCTGGCCCTCCGGGTTCCGTTATTTACCACGCAGGTTCCTCTGCCCCATCGGGTTACGTTAAAGCCAACGGTGCATCACTAAGCACAAGTACATATGCGGCCCTATTCTCAGCTATCGGCTATACATTTGGTGGCTCTGGTGGGTCGTTTAACGTGCCTGACCTTCGTGGTGAATTTATCCGTGGCTGGGATGACAGTCGTGGTGTTGATAGTGGACGTAGCTTTGGTAGCTCACAGCTTGACCAAATGCAGAGGCTTACAGGTGGATATAATACATCTGCTGAACACTTTAATATTGGGTCGGGCAGTGGTGTGTTTAATGATTATAGGGTAGGTGGCGCACGAAACTCAGGTATTGGATATGGAAACGCTACAAGATTGGACTTTGATTCTGCTAACTCACCTAGCGCCCGTGTTTCGTCATCTACAAGCGGTGAAACTCGCCCACGCAACATAGCCCTTCTAGCCTGCATCAAATACTAAGGAGACACAGATATGAACGTATATCAAACCGACATTGATGGTGTCTTCATAGGCATCACAACAGCAGACCAAGACCCTATGGATGAAAGCAATATGCTTATCCCAGCAGGTTGCGTAGAGACTGCGCCACCCTCAACAACAGACGCACAGTTGGCACGTTGGGATGGTACAGCTTGGGCTGTAGAGGACATACCTGAGCCAGAACCTGAGCCAGAACCTGAGCCAGTAGACCCTGCTATAATAGCCCGTCAAGAACGTGATGCACTCTTGACCTCATCTGACTGGACACAGGTTGCTGATGCTCCTGTAGATCAAGCTGCATGGGCTGCTTATCGTTCTTTACTAAGGGATGTACCACAGCAATCTGGCTTTCCCGCTGACATTACATGGCCCACTAAACCCTAATGCGTAGAGAGTAATACAGTATGTTTGGCTTTACCCCACTAGCTACAACACCTTTAGCTGCATCTCAGGCTGGTATATCTGCTGTCGTAGCTCTAGCGTCTGTACTATCTACGGGTAGCATAACAGCTACAACTGTTAATGTATCTGAACTACTAGCGTCTGTATCAGCTACAGGTACGGTAGGTAGTCTAACACTAAACCCTGATGAAGTTACAAACTCTGTTGGTGCTACAGTATCTGTTGGTACAGTACAGGTTAACCTCTCTGAACTACTCTCCAGTGTATCCGCTACAGGAAATGTAGCTACTGTAGGGTACGATGCTAAAGGTAATCATACACTTGCTTCAGTATCAGGTTCAACTGCTTTAGAGCCTGTTAGTGCAGGTGGCTTTGAGATTGATATTAGTGAGAACCTTCTTTCTGTATCGGCTACGGGTTTTGCAGGTAGTTTAACGGTACATATCTCAGAGCTTCTAGATAGCGCTTCTGCTACAGGTAGTGTTACTGCTATCATACCACACGCTGACTCCTTACAGTCTATAGTAGGTGTTTCAGCACAGGGTACTGTGGAACCTACCAGCCTAGACTCTTTTGAGATTGACGTATCAGAGTCCTTGCTTTCGGTAGTAGCAACTGCTACAATCAACCCTGTAATAGTAAATGTAGCAGAGAGACTAGAAGACGTAGTAGGTACAACTGCGGTATCAGCTGTTACAGTTACTGCTGTCAACTTCCCCTTTGAGGCAGATGCTTACAGTAGAGACAGGACGTTATACACCAATCCTCAACCCTTAAATCACGTTGTACATATAGCAGAAGATAACAGAACAATAGTTATAGACGCTGTATTCTCAGCAAGCAGAACAGTAAATATTGCAGCCTAAAGGATAGCCTATGTCATATAAGTGGCCTGATAAAGATAAAGATGAGTTACTTGATTACAGCATAGACTGGTCTCGTTTCTTGAGTGGTGATGCTGTTTCTGGCGTCACTTGGTATATTGATGACGCAGTAGGTGTTAAAACAGAAGTGAACAATACAGATGTTGTAGATGGGCTACAGTTTGTACAGGCTACTAACACTACAACTGTGGCTACTATCCGCTTGAGTTTAGGTACAAATAATAAACGTTACAGAATTACGTGTAAGATAACCACAATAGGCGGATTACAGTATGAGCGCAGCGTATTTCTGCGTGTCAAGGAGAAGTAAGAATGGCATACGACTACATTAGCCTAGTTAACGATATTAACCGCCGCCTTAATGAAGTAGAACTTACGAGTGCTAACTTCCCTACAGCTACAGGCTACTACAGCTTTGCTAAGGATGCTGTTAACTCAGCTATTCGCCATGTCAATCAGGAAGAGTTTGAGTGGCCGTGGAACCATGTAGAAGAAACAGAAGTACTACTTCCCGGTGAAGTACGTTATAGTATGCCTTATGATAGTAAAACTATTAACATGAACACCTTCCGCATCAAGCGTGATGATGATCTTAATGTTGGTACAGTCAAACTAAAAGTACTAACATACGAAGAATGGCTTGACAAGTATGCAGATACTGAGTATAACTCTACCACAAGTATAAGAAATACACCAACGCATGTTGTACGTACACCTAGTAGAGAGTTGATCTTTTACCCTACTCCCGATAAAGAGTATGAAGTAGTGTATGAGTACTTCCGTACAGGCTACGATCTAGAGCTTTCTACAGATGTACCTACACTCCCTGAGCAATACCGTTATACCATCGTTGATGGCGCTATGTACTACGTTTATCAGTTCCGTGGTGACATGCAGGCATCACAATTAGCACTACAAAAGTTTGAGCAAGGCATTAAACAATTACGTAGCTTACATATTAATCGCACTGAATACCTGCGAGACACGAGAGTATATTACTAATGGCTACACAGTGGCAGACATTCCCTATTGAGTTTAGAGGCGGTCTCATCTCTAACCTTAGCCCTTTACAACAGGGTAGTAATGCTGTGGGTTCTGCTACTATCTTGCAGAACTTTGAGTCTAGCAAAGAGGGTGGCTACTCTAAGATCAAAGGCTTTGAGAAGTTTAGCACTGCAGCTGTACCTGGGTCTGGCCCTATCCTAGCACTCAAAGTGATAAGCTCTGGGCGTATTGTTGTAGCTAGACAGAACGGTTCTAACGTAACAGAGTACTACTACGGCACAGGTACTACGTGGACATCCATGGGTGCAAGACCTTTGCTTGGTGGTAAGGCTAAGCATGTTCTATATAACCTAGACGGTGACGATAAAGTTATCTTTGTAGATAGTAATAACTACCCTGCTACGTACAACACATCAGGCAATACTCTCACAGCTATTACAGGTAGCACAGATGTACTAGGTGCAGAGAATGTAGCAGTGTTTAAGGATACAGCATTCTACGCCAAGGGTAACAACCTATACTTTACTGCACCCTTTACTGTAGATGACTTTAGTGCAGCTAATGGCGCTGGCTCTATCAACGTAGCTAATGAGATAACAGGTCTAGCTGTCTTCCGTGACCAGCTTATAGTCTTTACTACTGACAGCATTAAACGCATAACAGGTAACACCGCAGCAGACTTTCAGGTAGCACCTATTACAGACCGTATTGGCTGTGTTAATGGTGACACTATTCAGGAAGTTGGTGGTGACATTATGTACCTTGCTCCTGATGGTATCCGCTTGCTGAGTGCTACGGATCGCATTGGTGACTTTGGGTTGGATATTGCTTCTGATCCTATAGCTAAGGATGCTACCACGTTCCTTGGCAGTACGCCTAACTTCTGTTCTGTACTTATGAGAGAGAAAGCTCAGTATCGTATCTTTGCTTATATAGAGTCAGAACAACATGAAGCATCTAAAGGCTTAATCGCTACTAAGTTTGTATCACAGGGTGCGTCTGGTATTAGCTGGTCTACAACTAAGGGGGTAAAAGCTTTTGTAGCAGACAGTAGGTACACAGATACAGCTGAGACTATTGCTTTTGCTAATACGGATGGCTATGTATATGAGTTAGATACAGGATCAAGCTTTGATGGGCTACCTATTGAGGCTATTTACGAGTCACCCTATATGCCTCTGTCTGATCCTCAGATGCGTAAGTCATTCTACAAGATGACACTGTATGCAGAACCTACTGGCAGTATGACTCTGGATCTTAACGTTAAGTATGACTTTGGTTCATCTACAAACACAGGTGTTATACAACCCGCTACACAGAGCGTAGAAAGTACGGGTACATCTGTATTCATATTTGGGGAATCTAACTCTGTGTTTAACACCTCTACATACGGGGGTGAGTTAGACAAGATCTACAACACAAATATTATTGGCTCAGGTAAGACTATAGCCCTTCGTATTGAAGACAATTCTATAAACCCTACATTCACTCTAGACACAGCCCTGCTAGAGTTTAGACAGAACGATAGACAGTAAGGACTAAAACATGGCAGGTTATACACGTCAGGATACAGCAAACAACATTGCTAACGGTAACGTTATTGATGCGGATGACTTTGATGCTGAGTACAATGCCATTGAGGCAGGGTTTAACGCATCTACTGGTCACGCTCATGACGGTACTGCAGGTGAAGGTGCGCCCATCACTAAGGTAGGCCCAGCGCAAGACCTCATTGTTTCAGGTACTGCTCTTACGCCTAAGACTACTAACACTCTGGACTTAGGTACAGCCGCTGTACAATATAAGAATGCTTGGTTTGATGGTACTGTAGACACAGATGCCTTAACTGTATCAGCTAATGCGACAGTAGGTGGTACTCTTGGTGTTACAGGTATTATAACAGCTACAGGCGGTGTCACTGGTAATGTAACAGGTAACGTCACTGGTAATGTAACAGGTAACGTCACGGGTAATGTAACAGGTACAGTATCTGACGTATCTAACCATGACACAGATGTCATCAGTGAAGGC